GCAGGACGTAGTCGAGCGCCGAGAGCATTTCGACGCCGTAATCCTCAAACGCCACCGTGAGGGTAATGCGTGCGTATTTCATGGTTCTCCAGTCTTCGCCCGGTGTGGGCTGAGAGTTATCCAACCAGGTTGGGGAGAACTACGCAAGCACTAGGAGCCGAGAAGCGCGTTCCAGGTCTTCGGGCCGGCGATGCCGTCGACGACGAGGCCGGCGTCACGTTGCAGCATTCGCACGGCTTTCTCGGTCTTCCGGCCAAAGACGCCGTCGGGCGTGCCGGCCGGAAAGTTCTGGTCCACTAGGAACTTTTGCAAGCTCTGGACCTGGACGCCTCGATCGCCACGGCGGAGCACGGTCCGGCGAAGGTCGGCGATATAAGCGGCGATCTTTTGCAGCTCGGAACGGGTCTCGGCCTGGAACGGTTTCTCCCGGCCGGCGGTGTACGGGAACCAGTCGAACCGGTTGCCGGCCATGCGGCCGGGCTGCATATGCCAATTTTCGGAGCGGACGGTAGGCCGCATTCCGAAGGTTCCGATGATCTGGTGCAGGCGTGCCCAGGTCAGGCCTCGGCCGGTAATGCGAAGGTCGACGGCCATTCCGTAGCCATCGCATCCTGGCGCGTTCTGCTGCATGTGGTAGGAGCCGCGGAAACCGTTGGAGAGCTGCCGATCAGGGTTCGCGGCGAGGTTTCCTCGGCCCCGCTTATAGAGGTCGTAGAGCCGGCGCTGGTCGGCGATGGTCCGGACGCCGGACACGATCCTTACCTTCCCGGCGATCTCGGGATGCTGAAAGAATGCTTCGAGGCGTGCTCGAAAGCGAGGGTGCAGCTCGGCGGTTCGTACCCTCGAGGAGGTCGTCGGGAGTGTCACGGGCTGACCTTGTCGAGGTTCACGGCCGAGGGCGAGGCGTCGCCGGCCGGGATACGGCGAGCGGCGACCCCTTTCACGACGACGAGAAGGGCAGCGCCGGCGGAGGCCTTGACAGCGTCGACCAGCGGAAGCTCGAGGAGCTGGAGCGAGTCAGAGCCGACAAGGCTCGCGAACGTCGCGGCGGCGGCCGAGATGGCACGCTCGACGAGATCGACAAGATAGCGGCGGTCAAACATGGGAATCACCTTACTCGGTAGAGGTTCTGGCCTTCTTGAATCGGGCGGCGATGACGCCCGCCCCGGTAGCGAGGGCGGAGGCAGCGGCGATTATCGAGGAAAGTTCGAGGGCGTCGTCGTCGGCCGGCGCTGGTTCCTGAATAATCACGACGGTATTAGGCAAACCGCCGGCCGTGTAGTACGAAAGGGGCACCTCGTCCTCGGCGGCTGCGGGACTAGCGAGCAGCACGAGGGCGACGGCTATTCCGGCGGGTGCTCGGCGTGCCATTCGAGGTGCCCATCTATCCGGTCTTCGATCCGGTCGAGGGAGCGTTTCACGTCGGCGTGATCGGCTCGAAGCTCGCCGCGGGTGCGGAGTAGGGCGACCAAGATCGAAGCGACGCCGCTGATGCCGGCAGCGCCGAGGGTGCCGATAACGACGTACGCCTCGGCGCTCATGCTTGGACGGCCTGGAGCCGGCCAGGATAAGCCCGCAGCCGGTCCGTCATGGTGCCTCAGGTGGTGTCCAGGTCGGGCCGGGCGTCCAGCTTGCCGGGGCGTCGCGCAGCTGCTGCCGGTAGGCGGCCCAGGCGGACGCGTTGCCGGTCGGGTCGTCGGCGGCTTGTGTCCAGTCCGAAGCGGCGAGCAAGTCGTTACGGTGCAGCCGCATACGCTCAAGCCACCAGTCTTCGGGGACGTTGTCGGGGTCAAGGTCGTCGGTCAGGTCGATCATGTTCCGACCCTGTAGATCGAAAGCCATTCGAAACGGTCGCCGCTTGCCCAGGTCATCGGCCTGCTAGAGGAAAAACCGGTTGAGTAGATGCAGTCGTTCCCGGCCGTATCGGCCTGTAGAACGTGAAGATTGACGGAGCTAACGTTTGAGCCACGGCCTGAACCTCGGTAATAGCGGTTCGCTGACGTGTCGACGATTTGCACGATCGTTCCGTTCGACAGTTCGAAGGTGGCGGAAGCATTCACTGGCAGGTCGGTTCGTACGCCCCCGGTGATGGCTGACGTACTGCCCAGTACGAAACGGCCTTGAACGATCACGAAGTCGTTCACGCGCTGATAGGTGCCCTCGACGGTGCCGTCGCCGACAGTCACCCCGGTCAGGAAGTTTGGCGTCCAGCTTTCGGTTTCGCCGATGGCGTTGAGGTCCGAGGCGTTGAGAATGTTGCCGCTTGTGAAGGGGAAAGGGTTCGTCATTGCGTCTGCGTCCTAGCCGAGCCGGTTCACGCTGATGATACCGAGCGCAGCGCTGTCGAGGGTGAACGTGCCGTAGTCAATCGACGGCCGTAGAGCGAGGGTTACGGTCGTGTCTGAAGGGGTCGCGGTAATGGTGCGGCCGAGGATCAGGGAGTAATCGGTGATAGCTCCAGGCCGGCCGGCCGGGGTGAACTGGACCTTAGCGCCGGCCCATATGCCGTCTTCTACGGAAAGAAGGTTGGCCCAGGCGGTGGCGTGCGAATCGCTGGCGCGTTCTTTCACCATCGAGGCGGTTACCTGCAGCGATGTCGTCGTGTAACGAGGGTTAGCGAAGCGAAGCGTCCAGTTCGAGGCGTCGGTGTCTGCGTCGGCATCGAGGCGCGATGCTGTGACGTATTCCCGAAGCCTTGGGCCGAAGTTTGCCGTCGCTTGATTGTTCGTGGCGACATAGCCGGTGTCTTGGCGTGTTATGCGCGCTGCGTTCGTGAGTTGGTCGAGCTGGAAGGTGCGTTTCAGGCTGCGGAACGGTAGCTCCGTGCCGGCGGCGTTCTCGGCGAACTCGAACGTCGTGAGATCATCTCGTTGAGCATCTTCAACGACATAAACCCTCTGGTGTGCTGTGCCTGTTCCGAACTGTCCAGGCCACACCGCCGTTAGGCCAGTGGTAACGATGTTGTTCGCCAGGTAGTCGCCGATAGGGCTAGCGCTAACCGTAGAACCCTGCAGCAGTATCAAACGGGATACGGCTGCAGGGCTCTTGTCGACAACCGTGATATTCCCCGTCGAATACGCCGTTTCGCCGAAGTTTGGCATCACTGTGTTGTTAAACGAGTTCGACGGGTCGGCCAGATCCCGGATTGCGGCGGCGACGCTGCCAACGAATGCGTTCGAGTACGTTTCGACCTGTTGCCGGCTAGCCGTCTGGAAAACGTCGACGGCCGAGATGGTTACGGTTGAGTCAATGCCGTCGTCCTGGAGGTCGAAGCCGTCGATGATGCCGGCGAACACCTGGGTTGTTACGGTTGAGCCTGCGCCGTAGTCGATCTGGCAGTTAATCTCGAGGGCGTATTTGAACCATTGCGTCGAGGCGTACGTTCCGCCGGCCGCCGGCGTGAGTTCTCCGTCGTTGTTGTCGAGGCTGATACGGGCCGTGCTTGTGCCGATGGTCGCTAGGTCGGTGCCCTGGGCGACGCTTAGGCCGAGGGTGCGGCTCGTAAAGTCCGTGGTCGTGTAGTCGGTGCCGTTGTCGTAGTAACCGATCCGGACGATCCAGCTCGTCTCGACAGTCATGTCAGAACCGTCGCGTGCCGGTCTGGAACGGAACCGTGCCTCGGCGTCGCTGGTAGTCCTGGATCGCTCTGACGACATCGTCGCCATCAGACCCAGCCGGCATGTTTACCGTGACGTTTACTGTGCCGCCGCCCATCATGCCGAGCCGGTTGTTGTTCATGATCGTGCCCGAGCCGGACGGCACGAACAGCTCAGGGCCAGATTCGCCGACAATGTACGGGGCGCTGCCGATGCTGACCGGGCCGCCGGCTGCACGACCAAAGATGAAGTCGGCAGCTGCGTCGAAGATACCGCCACCAGGGATGAGCGAAGTAATGGCGTCTACAAGTGCGCCTGGCGCTGCCTTAATGCCGTCTATGATGCCGTCAATCAGGTTTTTGCCGAGGTCTACTGCTCCGTCAACCAGTGCGGTCGCAAGGTCAGCGAGCAGGGTTCCTAGCTCTGACAGCACGTCAGGAGCAACGTCAATAATCCATTCCACGAGAGCCAAGCCCCATTCGGCGAGATGGCCGGCGAGGGTCGGCAGCGCGTCGGTCACAATCCAGGTGCCAATGTCGACGAGCAGGTTGCCGAGCTCGCGAAGCAGCGGCGGGATCAGCGGCACGACCCACTCAATGAACGCCGCAGCCCACTCGCCGAGCTTTTCGACAATCATCGGCAGGCCGTCATCTATGAACCAGTTTGCGAAGTCTCCGATCAGTTCACCGAGTCTGCGTAAGAACGGCGGGATAAGCGGCCCGATCCAGTCGATGAATGCTTGTGCCCATTCGCCGAGCTTGTCGATGATGACGGGCAGGGCGTCGTGGATGAACCAGCTGCCGAACTTGAGCAGCAGGTTGCCGAGGGCAGCAAGGAACGGCGGCCCGACCCGCTTGACCCAATCCACGAACCCTCGCGCCCAGACGCCGAGCTGCGTGCGGATCATCGGCCACGCGTCTTTGATGCGTTGCGACACGTTCGAGATGACGCCGCCGAGGCCGTCTTCCTCAAACACTTCGATGAGC